ATTTCAATCTACTAAATGATACCGATTGGTACACAATAGCATTCATCAAATTGTTGTTTAAGTAATCACCAATACTTGTTTGGTCAACCACTGAAATCAAAGACGTAATGATCTGTTGCTTTTCAGCATCACTTAACACACTACCATCTTTAGTTACATAACCAACTTCTACAGCTACATCAAAGAATGAAGCTCTTGTATATTTAACTACTGTCGAGTTACCTAAACCATTTGTAATTGTTGTACTGTACGTACCGTAGCGTTTAGTGTTACCGTATCCTTTACGATATATTGTGTCAGCTACTTCTGAATCTTTACCACCCATAACAATTACGTTATAAGTATAAGGTTCACAGACTAGATTGCTACTCACATCGTAAATGAAGTCTTCTGTAGGATTCTCAAATACTTCAACAGATGAAACACCTTCTAGCTTTAACAGTGCAGACTTCAATGAATCTGGTGTACCAGCAATTGAGTTATCTTGGATTGACATTGCCGATAAACGGAATTGAGCATCCGTCTGAACTTCACTACCACTATTCAAGTCAACGTAGTTGATAATAGAACTATATCCAGTGTATGTAGGTGATAAACCAATTAGACCACTAGACGGTAGAGGCTTGTATCCAGCAACACTCGCTTCAATATCCACAGCATGACCTATAGTACCAGTCTTAGGAAATACGTTAACGTATAAACGTTTATTAGGAAATGGTTGTGGAAGTAATGTAGAAGGGTTATAACCAACAAACAAGGTACTATCTGATGTTACGAAAGCTTTAGCTGGAGTATCAACAATAACTTCATTGATGAAGGCAGCTAACTCATTCATCATTAATAATCTGTCTGAACCAGACAACGCCGTTCTTGTGAATATCTTAGTAGTTGGTGAATTACTATTATAAATAGTGAATGTGTGTGTAACACCAATTGCAATATCCGATGCTGCTATTTTATAACAACTTGCGTAATTGTCAATCACTGTATCACTTAAAGTGGTATATGTAATATTATTCTTAGCGGAGATCGTAGCACCAGCTAATACATTAGTACCTAACGTGACAGTTGCTAGATTAGATTGAATGATGGCTTCACCACCACCTTTTGTTTTATCTTGACGATAAACACCTTGTTTATTCAATACATCATCTAGATACACAAACTCCGCACCAGCTAATGTTTGAGAAGATACTACACCTTCGATACCTTGCCAAATTTCATCTGCTTCTTCAGCAAACACAGAGATGAATTGGTCTTCAATAGAACCTGTATCTGTATTCCAGTCAGCACCTAGTTTAGTTTTAATGTTGTTCTTCATTGAAGCAATGATTTCAGGTAATGTTTTTCTAACAAAACCAAACTCAGTAATTCCTGCCATTTATTTACCTTTCTATGTTGGCAACCATTCATACGGAGGTTGTAACGCCTCTGGCATATCCTCATGTACGATAGGGTGAATGTCTAAAGCCCACTGACCTATATCATACAAAGGTGTAATATTATTTGCTATGTATTCATAGCTCTCATCTTCCCAAGCGTAGGTAGATGGATTGTTTAATGGTAAGTTACCTTTACGAGATTTAACTTCAAAGGAAACACTATACCCTCTTGCAGTTCTATCCATTGTACTCTTAAAGTATTCAATACTTAATACGTCAGGGTCTTCTTTGATTGCTGCTATATAAACAGCGTCAATATCTCGTTGTGTAAAACCTTTACCTATAATAGCCTTACCATCACCTGTATCACGATAAGGGATACCAAATGATGTGTCTAGCCACCACTCACCTTTATATGTTTTTAATTTTATTTCTAATCTTTGTCTGACGAGTTCTTGATATGTATTCAATAGTAGCATCTTACCACTATTGTCAACTTCAATATCTCCAAAATCGTCTAGCTTAAATCCAGCCATGATATTTCCTTAGTAGTCGAAACATATAGGTGTGATAGCTAATGGTAGAACAGAACTTAACTTGTCTATCACAAAATCGTATATTTTCTTAATATACTGATACATATTCATGTCAGATATTAATGTTTGAATTTTCTGTACTAACTCAACAGCAGGGATTGTAATATTCTCATACCAAGGAGAAACATTACTAGAAGGTAATGAAAACATATTATATACACCTTCAATACCGCCACTTACTGTATCTACTAGGTTCAGTATTTGCTGGTAAGTCATCATAGGTAACAAGGTTAACGCTGTTATACCTAAGTTATCAGTAATAGTTTTTATTGCTTTAGTAACTAAATCTATAGTGAAAGAGAAACAACTGTTTAACACTGACTCATATATTGCTGAAGCAGACAACGAGTGATTGCTAAACCCAGAATGTACAGGTAGGCTAATAAAATTAGTTATTTTTGATATTGCATCTGGGGTATTAGTTATGAGATATTTAATAATACTAATTGCTGAACTTCCGTATAACATAAGTTCCATTAAATTCATATTTAAGAAAGGTACTTTAGGGAAAAAATAACTTAAACTTCCAATACCGTACTGTATTATCTTTTGCACTATAGGTATGATTATATTACCCTGAGATTGAAATTTCAGTTGCACAGACTTGATCATGGACTCAATACTTGGACAACTGAAATCATCGAACGTAGGTGAAGATACTGAAGGTATTGATATATTAGGGAACCTAGATATTAATTCAACTATTTCTCCCATACTAGGGAACAACGATGGTAAACATATTTTAGCCATTTATTGATACCATTGCTGCACTAATATAGATACCGTCTTCCTTCATGACAATCTTAGATGTCTTGTTAGCAATCACTAGATTATCTGGGTCTGTCTCAACAGCGTCAGCATCAGTGATGAAGCTTGGAATACAGAAGCAGTCAGATAAGTCATGAGTAACTGTTGTACTAATATCTACCGTTCCTAAGCTCATGAGAGAGGCTACATCACGTTCAGATACAATAGCCCATACCTTATCACCAACTTTATATGGAAGGCTTATAAACACACCACCAGCGTTTACAGAGATATGTTGAATTCTAACTTCTGGGATTTCAGGGTAAGGAATGATTTGACCAGTCGGTCTACGAGTGGATACGAGAGGTTGTATGTCAACTACACCTGAACGTACAATGCGAGTGATTACTGCGGGGAATGATGTATGCACAAAGTCTCTTAGACGTTTATCGAAATGTGCATCCATTAAATCTTTTTGTGTGATTGTTGACGTAGACATTATTTCTCCCATCCATCTACAGGTTTTAATCCTAATGAAGAACTCCAGTCAGAACCTTCATATGTACCTTGATGTGTGACAGATTCAATTTCGTAAACACCTGTATGATATTTACTTTTCAGTTTTACTTTAGCACCAATAGTGTAAGCACCATTCAAAGTTGTTGTCACTGTAACATTCTGTCTATTACCAGATGATTGCTCTGATTGACCACTATCAGCAGTCTCAACACTTGGCGCACCAATCATATTCATATCTGAGTTAATTTCAAATGCTTTAGCGTATGATACATTGATTAAATCATTAGGTGCAGCATTGATTAAACCATCTTCAATCCATATTCTCATATTGTTTTCTTTAGCAAACTTTCTAAGGAACTCAATAGTCGGGCCTGTGTATACAATGGGTTTCTTATTAACTTCAGTCATCGGTGTAGGAAAAGATATTGTACCTTCAGGCAACTTCATATCTTTTACAAACTGCATGAATATATCAGACAATTTAGTTCCGGTACGATAAGCTTTAGCTGAATATGCTTCTTGTATAGCATTAGTACCAGAAGCACAAGTGAGGGAAGTCTTTCTTGTATTACCATCGAAGGTATCTACAACTAATATAACTTCACCAGCAAATATAATAGGAAGTTCTTTATCTGTTTCATATCCAGCTTTCAGTAAGATGTTTGGTTTCTTACCATTGTTCTGTTCTAAGAACTTTCTTACTGTATCTGAAATATTGTAAATTGTTATGTTAGTGTCACTTGAAGCGTCTTTACCTTTAGTGACACTGAAGGACATATTGTGATTAGCTAGTTTGACAATACCATTAGTATTCTGTTCTAAGTACCTATTAGTTCCCGCACGATAATCTGGACTACCAGCTAATTCATCAGTGACAGGAACAATAGGATTTACTTCATAGAAAGATACTGGTTGACCAAACTCTAATACATATTTATGAATAAATTGTTCAGCCATAAAAGTATCTTATAATCTTGTTGAGGATTTTGTGAATCTAATATCGTCTTCGACATCAATAGTGATATTCAAATCATCTGATGTCAAGCCATTAGCGATTGCGGAGTTGTAGGTATCTTCACTGATGTAATATATTTGCCATCTTCCTGATGACCAACCATTTCTAGTTACTCTACCATAACTTTTCATAGTGTCAAGAGCTATTAATGCACCTTTAGGAGAAACTCCCAAAGCTCTATGAGCTTTAAGTAAGTCTGTCATTGTAGTGATCTTGGTTTTGAATAGAAAGTCTTGGTTTTGTTTACCTAAAGAAAGATACCATGATTCATCACGAGGGTTCCATTGTAGTAACATATCATATGCTATACTGTCCAGTATTGTAGTGAATAATACATTTGGACTATCTGGAATAGATAATACTGATATTGTCATGGTGTACCTGCTCCTTGGTTAGGGAAGGCTTGTTTCAACATATCATCAAACCCTAAAAACTTCCCACCAGATTTAGCTAAACTTTGTCCAGTACTTGGTTGCTTACCACCATTAGTCGTAGAACTTGCTGCATCTTTCTTACCATTAACCACTCTTGTTGCCGACATTAGATTAACGGTTTCAGTAGTAGCTTTACGTATCTGGACAACAGTTATATCGAAATACAAACTATTAGAGGACTCTGGATTAGCTGGAATTGATAAGCTCTCTACAACACAATCTTCGTAAGTTTCATACTTACTAACTAAAGTGAAGGTAAGACGTTCATCCCGAAGTTTACGGAGGAAAGCGTATGCCTGTGGTATACGGTCTGCTGTACGAGTAAGTGTATCAGCTTGAAAATCGTTAATACCATACTGACCAAAGATACCAGATACAGTGAAGCGATTATTCTTTAACTGTACATGATCGGAGAATGACACACCAGTTTCAACAGGATGTTCAGTGACGGTGTTGGAGAAGTCATGAGAAATACTCACAGTACAATCTGCAAAGTATTTCTCACCAGCAATCTCACTCACGCCAGCTTTAAATTTATTAGCGACGATGAATGTAATCATTATTGACTTGTCTCCGTTTGAGTTACTGAAATCGCACCTTTATTACCATTACGTACCCTAGCAGCTAATAACTCGTCAGAACCATCCTTGAATGCAACATCAACCCATACATCCAACATTTGCATTTGGGAAGACCAGACCTTACCCCAGAACCCTTCAGGTGCTGGAGATTGACCCATCCTTTGAGATTTACCATAGTTCATAGCATCTAGTGTATAGGAGTCTTTACCGTTAAATCCAGCCCACATATCCTCTATAGCAAGTAATGGTGCAGCAATTGTTGCTAGTCTTCGCATCATCAGCAAAAGTCCACCATTGACTCCGGTAATAAGATTCTGTATAAACTTAAATCTTGTTGCTAACAAGAGTAAAGTACCTCCTGCACCAACAATAGCCCATATTTTCTCGCCCCACTTAGATGCTTTATCTCCCGCAAGCATACCGAACAAGTGCGATACAGCTTGGGTGATTATCTCAAGAGGGGTTATGATAAGTTTTAGACTTGCTGTTAAAATGGAAACAGTACCTTTGAATATACCACCTAACGCTTTCGCTAAAGGTTTTAAGCTTTCCAACGTATCAGCAAATGTACCGAACATGAAAGACAAACCTTCATCCATACCACCTTGGAATATTGCATCCTTAGCGTATGTTAGTTGGTTAAAGAACCGTTGCATTTCTGCACGAGTCTTTTTAGTGGTCGCTTCTAATGCACCATTTGACCTAGCAATCTTCTTCAATTCATCAGCAAACTTTGGCATAACTTCAGATGCCATAATCTTACCAGCTTCTACAGCTTTGAAGAAATCTTTTTCACTTGTAAAACCAGAAGCTCTCATCATTGCAGCTACAGATCCGGGCAATGCTTCAGCTAATTGACCACGAAGTTCTTCAGCGTACACTTGTTCTTTTGAGAACATTTGAACTACTGAACGAATCCCACGTTCATATTGTTGTTGATCTACTTGCAATACTGTGGCATACTCTGACAAACCTTCAAAGATATGTCTTTGTGTTTGTTGGTCAGCTTTACTACCGACAGCGATAGAGAATTTATTAAACTCTTTAGCTGCTGTCATGAAGTTAACACCAAGCCTATCTGTCATTTCAACAAGATATTCCATGTGTTCAGCAGTACCTGCATCACTCCCTGTAAACACTTTGGCAGCAGCACGAATACCTTCGAGTGCCATACCGTCTTGAGCAATGTTCTGTACTACGGTAAACGCTGTATAAGCAGCAGTTAGTTGTACGATTTCATTACGTAAAGATTTGAATGAAACAGCATTAGCTCTAGTTACTCTATCAGAAGTAACCATCTCATTTTTAACTTTGTTTACTTGCGCCCTGAAAGATTCAATAGCTTTGGCTTGAGTTGGGTCAATACTTTTTAAAGCTTGGTCTTTAGCTACGCCGATACGAGACATCATTTCTTGTCGTTCAGCATGACTCAACTTCCTCTGAGTTGCATACTGATTAATCTGACCTTCTTTGATGAGCATGAAGTTCTCAACACTAGCTTCAAACGCTGTTCTGTTTCGATTAGCTTTAGCTGTTTGTTTATCTTTAGCTCTATCACGAGCAGCACGAGATTTTAAAGAAGCGCTACGTCTACCCATCACTTCTTTACGACGAGCATTATATGCGGCTTCTTGCTCTTTCTGAATCTTAGCACTAGCTTTATCTTCGTCACGAAGCATCTGAGCTAGTAGACCGCGATTTGCTGGATTACTAATAGAAGATGCAGGGAACAACCAAGCTAATCTATCAGACATACCAGCACGTTTATTACTATTAGCTAATGCAGATTGTTGTCGTTTAGCTTCAGCCATTGATTGCTTTTCTAAATTCTTACGGTTCTGTAATTCTTGTTTCCACAGACCTACATGACCAGAAGTTAATCCACCAGTTTGACGGAAAGATTTTAGTTTCTCTTTCTTAGCAACATCTTCTTTGACTTTAGCTACTTTCTTTTCAGCATTTACTGTAGCATTAGCTACTTTATTTATTTGTTGAACGACAGCATTAACTTTAATGGACTTATCCATACCTGTCATTTGTCGTTTAATCGAAGTAAGTTTAGATTGGAACAACGCTAAGTTGTCCCATGATTTCTTATCAATATTAAATCGGACTTTCCCGACTACACTACCGACTACGTTTTCTGCCACGAGTTACCTACCTTTAGATTTTGGCTGGTTATTTTCTTTGCCTCTCAGCTTGTTTATTCATATCCACCTCTATCATGTTCATAGCATCTAAGTAATCATTTATTTTAAGAAGGTATTCTAAGTCTTGTGATTCTAAAGACATGGCAGTTTCACCGCCTTCCTTTACTGCTCTCATAAA